TTGTAGTTGGCATGGCCGTTGGCGCTGACGTAGCACACGCTGGACGAGGAGCCACCCATGACGGAACGCAGCGACCAATTGCACCGAGTTCCGTTCAAGCGGTGCGCGGTATCGCGGAACAGGTCGAACTGGCAGTCGAAGCCAACGCTGTAGCACTTGGTGCCCCACACTGGGCAGCCGTACACCTCCATCTCGGAGGGCGACCACACCTTGCCGATGTCCTGCCAGCTCCAGCTGTTGGAGTCGCCGAGCGCGCCGCTCGCGCTGTAACGCTCCTCAAGCAGCACGCGCTGGGTGAGCAGGTACTTGGTCAGCCCCTCGGGCAGGCACGCCACGAACAGCTTCTCCCACGCCTTGAGGTTGCTGTTCAGGTACGGGTTCTTCACGTCTGCGGTGCCCTGGTTGGTGTTCGCAGTGTTCCACATCAGGTAGCTGTCGTTGGCCACGCCGGTGACGGTCTTGGCCACGGCGACGGGCGCGGACGCGATGAACGCGATGTGGTGGCCCTTGGCTCTGTCGCCGCACTGGTAGTACGGGTCGAAGTGCGCAAGCAGGAAGCGCACGGACTGCTGGCCCGTGATGGCCGATGCGCTCACGAGCGGCACGTCGATGTAGTCGCCCACACGCATGCCGCTGAAGTTCGCGGCCTGCACGCGCTTGTGCAGCGCGTCGTAGATGGTGGTGGAGCCTGAGACCTCGCCCGCGAGAAGCGTTGCGAGCGACTGGCCCGGGTACTTTCCGATCAGGCCCTGTCGGTTGTACTCGGCGTTGTTGAGCGCCGTGGTGGCGTTGGTGCGGGCGGTGTCGTCTATCATCTCGTAGTTGGTGCCGCCCACTGTGAGGATCTTAGCTTGAGCCATTTCGTTTCCTTCTTAAATCAATGTGATGGTGTTGCCGCTTGCGGAGCATGTTGAGCCGAACGTTACGGTCACCCCGCTCGCCGATGCCTTTGAAGCCGGGCAGTAGACGGTTCCGCCCATGTATATGAACTGACCCGTCGAGTTCGCCAAAAGCGTTGCGAGCTTCGTATTCTGGGCACGCAGCTCCGCGATGCCCGAGCTTCCTGCGCTGCCTTGCGCAACGGAGTTGGCGATCTGCAACGCCTGGTTGGCCGCCGCGTCAGCACGCGATGCCGCGCCGTTTGCCGCCGAGGTCGCGTTGCTCGATGCCTGTTGGTCGGCGATATGCTCGTCATGGCGCTGGCTTTCGGCCTTTTTGCGTTCGATCTCGGCGATCGATCGGCTCGTCTCGTTGTTCTGGCGCGTGGTTTCGGCATTCTTTCGCGCGGTTTCGTTGTTTTGACGTGTTGTCTCGGCGTTCTTGCGCGACGTCTCGTTGTTCTTGCGGGTTGTCTCGTTGTTGCCGCGCTCGGTCTCAGCCGTTTTCCGAGCGTTCTCGTTGGACACGCGCGTCTTCTCTGCCGCTTCGGCGCTTTCAGTCGCGGTGTTGCAGTTCGCCGCTGCCGTCTTGGCCTCTTCGGCGGCCTCCATCGATAGCGTCGACTCGATGCGGAAGATCGAGCCGTCGGTGGTTCTGGCGCGGTCGATATTGCCCGCATCGTTGAGCAGCAGCGCCGCGCCTTTGTTGGTATCTGCCATCGCACCTCCTTTACTTAGCTAGCACGCCGATCACGATGGCGTGCGGGCCGATTGCCTGGATGATGCATCGGTCGCCTGCCTTGGCTCCCGAGCATGAGGTGGTGTACGGGAGCTTCAGGGATGCCCCCTTCACCGATACGGCCATGGTGGCTCCGGATACGGAATTCACCGTTCCGTAGCACGCCTGCTGGCCGGGAGGGTCGTTGGCGGTCGCATCGGCCATCGCGGCGCCGCATCGGCGCATGGCCGACATGAGTTCATCGCTCATACCTCTTCACCTCCATCTCGATTGGGCATCCTCCCACGAGCGTGAGAGTCGCAGTCCTCACCGCGAACTTGCCGCTGATGCCGGCGCTTGCCCAATCAACCATCACGGCATCGCCGCACGCGATCGGTGCATACGTCCTCTTTACCGTGACCCTGTGGATGGCGCTCTGCTGCGTTCGCAGCATCTCGCTCGCCTTGGAGTCTGCGTTCTTCTGCCTCTCTGCATCGGTGGAGCCTTCGGGCAGGTCGCTGTAGCTGTACGTGGCGGTTTTTCGCCACCCGCGCGAAACGGTCGAGTATGGGCTGTCGGGGTCTGAGTCGATGGCCGTTCCACGGTAGAAGGCATCCTGCGTCTCGTAGTCGCAGTGCACGACGTTCGCCACGCCAGAGCGGTCAAGCTCGTCCACGACTTCGTTGATGAAGCGTGCGCCCGCGCCCTCTCGAAGGGTCATGGAAACGGGCCTGTCCTGCGGCTCCCTATATTTGCGAAGTACGGGCCTTCCGTAGGCGTCCTCGTCGACGGCGCGGAAGCCCGCCACGTCGAGCAGCGCGTTGCACGCCGCCAGGCGCTTCGACAGCCTCATGTCGCCCGAATCGATTCCGAGCGTCCAATCCTGCGCTAGCTTGTAGTCGGAGCCGTCGGCGATCACGTCAGCGAAGCCAGCTGCCTTGAGCAGCTTTACGACGTAGGGGACAACCACGGTTCCAGCCGCCACCGTGAATGGGGCATCGAATTCGTCCTCCGCCACCTCTGACAGCCTGCCCGACAGGCCTGCCGTGCCGGTTGAGTTGACGCCGCGCCTAGTCCTTTTCGGCGCTGAGACAACGAAAGTCCCCAGCGCCTCACTGGCTGACGCGCCACCGAAGTCGGCATCGAGGTACACCCGCAGCAGGTCTGCCCCGATATCGAGCGCCCCGGAGTAATCGACCTGCCCTGTGGTGTAGTCCTTGTCCTGGTTGCGCTCAATGCACCCGCCGTTTTTTATGTTCGTGATTCTCTCGACCTCGTTGCCGCTTGCGCGGTCTACGCGCATGAAGCGGAACGAGGTGAGGAACGGTTTTCCCCAATCAGCCATTTATCGGCTCCTCGAAGACGTTGTGCGTGACGTTGGCCGAACCCTTCCAGATGCCTGCACACTTCACAGACATGCCGAAGTCCATGGGGCCGTATGCGCGTTCGCCCGCATGTCCGCGCCACCATCCCCTCCACTGCTCGTCCATAATCCGTATGTACCTGTCGTGGCCGTCGCGCTTCATCTCCCATGAGAGCGAGGTCTTTTTGTTCAGCTCGTCGAGCATGTACGAAATGGGCAGGTCGCCGTTCTCGCCGCCATCGGCGAAGTGGTATGTCTCCACGGATCGCTGAGAGCTTGTCGAGTAGTCTCCGTTGTAGTCGAGCACGAGCACGGTCGATGCATCCTGGCCGAAGTTAAGCGCCATCCCGCGTGCGAACACGTTGGCCTCGGTCGCGATCTGCGACGAGGTGCCGTTGTCGGCGTACCCGGTGACCTTGTACTCGTAGTCGGTGTTTAGCGGCGGCACGCGGTCGATCGTCTCTTGGGAGTCGAGCACGCCGGATGCTATGACGGCATCGCCGCCGTACGCCACGCGCTCCACCGTGAAGGCGGAGCAGCGGGAGGCGTTGCCGAGCACCAGCGCGTCACCATCGACTGTGATCGTGCCTAACATGGAAAGCTCATTGCTCACCTCGTCGACCGTCATGGGGCCTACGAGCGCGGTCTGCTCGATCTCGTATGACGAGAGGCCGTTGCGCACCTTCACGTGGCACGCCAGCGCATCGTCGTACGACAGTGACACGTCTGGGATGGCTGGTTCCGCCCAGTGCGTCTTGAAGCGGCGCATGGCCGTCTTGGACAGGCCGGAGCCGCCCTTGACCGTGAGCATGAGCAGATAGTCGATGCCGTTGCGTATGGTGGCGTAGCTGCCGAAACTCACGGGCTTCAGGTTCGTGACGTCTGCCGTGGCGACCGTCGCGCCGCCGACCTCTGCGAGCGTGAGCGTTGCCTGCGCGATGCCAGTTTCGTCGGTTGCGGCGACTTGCACCGTGAGCGGCACCGCATCGACGAGCATGCCGTCGGTAGCGGGGGAGGCGACCCAGCACTGCGGGTAGTCGGCGACCGTTATCGCCGCATAGCCAGACCAAGCGCCCCAATCGGCGTGCAGTCCCTTCGTGCGAACGCGAGCTTTCCAACTTCCCTTCGTGAGTGTGACCGATGCGCTTTTCTCGGTCGTGTACGACTTCGTTATCGTCTCGCTGCCGACGAGCTCAAGTTGCGCGGCGGACTGCGCCGAGCCGTCGGGGTGGTTGGGCACCCACGAGAAGGATGCTGCCGACCCCGTTGGCGCAACATGGTCGGCGGTGACCTTCGGTGCGAGAGGCGGCGTGATCGTGGTCACGGAATTCGATTCGACCCACGAAGACGTTAGGCTACCGCGCTTGGCCCTGACGCGGTAGACGATCGTGCCGGCAGGCGCGGAGGTGTCGTGCAGGTCTACCCATGCGGGGTCTTCGCCCTCGGTGGTGGTCGAGACCGCCGCCCACGTATTCCCGTCGTCGCCTGATCGCTGAACATCCCATGCGCTGGCGTACCACCACGCCCCGTAGACGCGCAGCGTCACCTCGGACGCGCCGGCCTTGACGGCATCGATGCGCGAAGGTGCCGACGGAGTTGTGTACGTGGTTCCGCACGAGATGTGCGTGGAGTTGCCGCCAGGGCCGTGGGCGCAAAGGCGGTACTCGTACTTGTGGCCTGCGGTCGTCGAGTTGTCGGTGTAGTTGGTCACGTCCCACGAGACGTCGGCGATGTTCACCCATGAGCCGTCGTCGGTGCGGCGGTCTACGTACACGCCAGCCCAGGGGTACGCGCCGTCCATGCCCGTGTAGTCGACGTCCCACGCAATCTTGTGGGATGTGTCGGAAACGCGGGCCAGCTTCGGGTTCTTGGGAGGATGCGGTTGCGAGTATCCGCGCTGGGGAATCCAAGCGTACTCTGTTGCCCAGGCGTCTCCGCCGGCGCTGCCGTAGTAGTTGTTGTATGTCTTGCCGTAGACGTGGATCTGCACGGAGCAGTTCCAGCCGCTGGCCCCGCGCCCGACGTCCACGGTGAAGGTCACGGCGTCGCGCGTGGCCCAATTCCCGTAGTTGTTGAGCAGCACGTCGCGCGACCTGTAGGTGGTGCCGTTCACGATCACGTCGTAGTGCGTGCCGTACTCTGCCGCATACTTGTCTTCGAGCGCGGCGGTGATTGTTATGCGCGAGGTGGTGTCGTTGACCGTGCTCACGCCGTCAACGGAGATATAGCCGCAATACCAGCGGTTGCTCCCCGCGATCTGAATCTCCCTTGTATAGGTTCCCATTGGCTACCTTCCCGACCCTGCGGACCGCTTGGCTGCGGAGACCAGAACGTCAACCGCCTGCATGATCCGCTGGTCTGCGTTTACACTTCCTCCATTGACCGTGACGTTATAGGTCGTGCCGGCGGCACCTGCCCCGGCAACGGCAACCGACGGAGCGACCGTGATGCCCGAGCCGATAAGC